GACAACAAAGTTTAACTTTCTAGTTGTTGGTCAGTTAACTGGTAACAACACAGAAAATGATCGTAAAAATTTACCTTATACGATGAAATGGTTAGCAGAAACGTTTGCTGATTGTCCCGACGTTGGTATTGTTGTTAAAACAAACTCTGGGGCACAAACACAACTCGACAAGCAAAACATTAGGAATATTTTTTCTAAGTTGGTTGGAGAAGTTGTTGGACCCAAGAACAAGGGACCAAAGTTTTATCTTCTTCACGGTCATATGTCAGATGAAGAAATGCACGGACTTTATACACATCCAGACATAAAGGCTCTTGTAACGTTTACTCACGGCGAAGGATATGGTTTACCTATCATAGAAGCTGCCGCTTGCGATCTTCCAGTTATTGCAACAAACTGGAGCGGTCACTTAGAGTTCCTTAAGCATGGAAGATTTATTCCTGTCGAATATAACCTGATGACTGTTCCAGCATCTAGAGTTGACAATCAAATATTCGTTAAGGATACGAAATGGGCAAATCCTGTTGAGTTTGATGCAAAACAAAGATTGAAGAAGTTTTATTCTGGTGCTCAGATTCCAAAACAATGGGCAACAGAGCTTGGAAAAAAAATTCGAGAACATTATTGTTTTGATGCTGTTGCTCGTATTTATTCTGAAACATTAGATGAACAATTGAAAGAAACCAAATGATAGGTTATTTATTAGCGTTAATATCAACAATTGCTTTAGGATTTGTAGTTTATCATTCAATTAGATGGGCCAAGATTATTTTTATAGTAGAAGATGATCTTGCTGATGCAATTGAGATTCATGAAAGAACATTGAAAACATTAGAAGATATCGTTAAAACTCCGATGTTTTTTGATAATCCACAAACAAAAGCAGCAGTTGACGAAGCCATGGAAAATGTAAAAATGTGTCAGACAGCGACACATAAGCTTATTCAGAATTTTACACAACGTAGCAAGCAACGTTACATAAGGCTTGTGGATGAAGAAGAAGCGGAATGACTCCAACAGGTAAAAAGCTTATCAAACGTAAGCCAAAAGGCGGAGCTTCACCACAAGAATTTTATTTCAACGCTAATACTCAAAAAGCTATTGTTGATTATAAAGCCGAAACAATTCCTTCCAAGCGAAATGAAATATATGTGAATGAGATACTTCCAGCTTTCAATAAGCTTGTAGAAAATTTAATCAACGTATATGGTTTTCAGATTCAGTATGAAAGCAAGGCAGATTTACAAAATGAATGCATTGAGTTTTTATATGGTGTAATTACAAAATTTGATGCAAGTAAAGGTACCAAAGCATTTTCTTATTTCAATGTTGTTGCAAAACATTGGCTTATCATTAAAAGCAAACAAAGCGTTCGCAATATTCATGTGTTTACTTCGATTGATGACACAGAAGCTTTGTCGCAACATGATTTAGAGACAATAGAAAGCCACAGCATTTCACCTTCTCCAGAAGAAAGCTTGGTTGATGAATGCGATCATCAAAAGATTAAAACAATATTAGAGTTTATTTCTTCAAATACTGTAACCGAGAACGAAATCGAATGTCTTAAAGGAATCAAAATGTTATTCGACAATGTTAACGAACTTGATTTTCTTAACAAACGAGCCATAATGCTTTATTTAAGAGAAATAACCAATCTTTCTCCAAAACAATTATCTGTTGTACTTTCACTTATGAAACGATACTACAAGTCCGCTAAAGAAGAATATAACATAAATCAGTAACTCGATAAACAAGAAACATTAAATTCATTGAAACCATGATAAATTTTAAAGAAATCGAAAAAGATAATCCAACAGGACAAGAATTAATCAAAAAAACCGATTCAGATCTTGAAGTATTTTCTGATTTATTGAATTCGATTACAACAATAGACGAGCGTTTAAAACTTTTATGGAAACAAATCTATGAAAATGCTTTAATTGACAGAAGAAATGCTTATATGATTTGGACCGATTTATATCTTCAAGTTCATGGTAATCCTGAACAACATGTTATTCATGGTGATCATATGGCAAAGTACATGGAGAGAATGGAAAAAGCTAACACTCAACTTTTAAAACTAGCCGAATTGGTTTATAAAGCTAAAGACAAACAAGAAGCCGAAGAAATACCAAATAGTCATTCTTTATTCGATAAGATCAAACGTAATAGCAAGGAATAAGTAATGACTGCTGAAAACGTTAACGTAGGGAGAATTTTAGCTGGGGCTACTTCTCCCACTTTAGACCTGTCAAGGATGGTGTTAAACAGTCAAATGGCTGGTTCACCACCAATATTCCAACGTGCAACTGTTGAAGAAGTTATATATAATCCAAAAGATTTAACGTTTGAAGATCGAGATCGTATAAAGCGTTTGGTTGTTAATCCAGAAGAAGTAGAACAAGCTCCTGCCAATAGTGTTATCGCAACAGCAATCTCTGAAGGTGTGAGCGATTCTACTCCCACCAAGATTCTTATTGCTCCTTTTTTCCAAAGCCATTTCATGCTTCCAATACAAGTTGGAGAGCAAGTTACAGTTGTATTTGAAGACTTCCAAAAATACGGCTGGAAAGGTGCCAAGTGGCTTACACGAAGTCCAGAAGGTTTACCTGTTGAAGATCCAAATTTTACACACAACGATAGAAGATTCAACCAAGAATATTTCGAGACAACTCGTGTTAGTCAATCGTTAAGCAGAAGTGTTAGTACATATGTTCCATATTTTCCAAACGGTGGTAATCAAAACAATACAACAACATTACCACAAAACGATACAACAAATCCATATGATACTATATTTCAACTATCCCGCACAGGAAGCTTACAACATGCTTATGAAGTAGTACCTCGCTGGACAAAAAGACCACAAGAGTTTGTAATTCAAGGCATGAATAACTCTTTAATCATGCTTGGTAGAGATCGTGTTGGGTACGTATCAAGTTCTGCTGTAGAACAAAAAAACTATGCTGGAACAATTGATATTGTAGCTGGCAGAAGTCGTTATATATTAGATCCGTCAGATCGCACTATCCCCAGTGTTCAAGCTTCTCATAAAGGTACAAGCCCATTTGTTGTTACAAACTCTCGTGGATTAAAAGAAATTGATAAAACTCCTAGATTAAATGGCAGAGTAGAACAACTTAAAGAAGGTGACCCAGATTTTATTCATGATGCTGCAAGAATTTATGTCAGCATGAAAACTCTTGGTGATACCAATTTTAAAACAGCAAAAACAACGCAAGGAGCAGTTAACGACGCATTAAAACCAGAAGGTATAAACTATAGCCCAAATAGCTTATATCCCGTTCAATTTAATTCTTCTAGTACTAATGTTGGTAGCGCCTATATCGTTACCAAAGCTGATCACATTAGGTTTATTGCAAGAAGATCCGTACCAAGTGAAGACAGCTTGGGCGATGTAATATCTGGTTCTGTTTTGATTTTAAAAGAAGGAAAAAATAGAACACCAGAAGATTTAAATGCTGGAGCAGCGGATACAGATCATTTGGCTTATTTGTATATGAGTCCAGAAGGTCGTGTTCAAATTGACGGAATGCAAATATTTCTTGGTGGAGCAGCGATTAACACAAATCCCGCACCTTCAAATCCTTTTGCTCCTTCTCCAGATACACCACGTAACCAAAACGGAGCAAGTGATGCTCTTAGCGTTGGTGATCAAAATACGTTTGCTGGTGCAGAACCCTACATTAAATGGAGCGAGTTTAAAAAAGTAGTTGAAGGTTTGCAACGTCAAATCGATGCTCTACAAACAGCTTATTCTGGTTTGGTTGATGATTTAGGAGCTGCAAGAGTTAATGTTTCCACTCATGGTGGTCCAAACTCAGCATGGGAACCGTTGTATAATAGCAGCGATATCAAACGTACAAACCTTAACCAAAAAATAACTGATGCTAGAACTAAAACTAACCAAGCCGTATATAAATCTAGGTCCGCTAAAATCTTCGGACAATAATTTATAAAACCTGCCCTCCCTACTATATACTAATAGGGAGAGGTAACATTTCATGGAATACAAATACGAAGGCAACTCACTCAAATCTGGTATCTACAAAATCACAAACAAACTTAACGGAAGAATCTATATTGGTTCTGCTAAACGATTTAAGGAGCGTTGGCAATCTCATACTTATTCTCTTCGTAATCAAAAACATAACAACAGGTTTCTTCAAGCAGATTTTAACAAATGCGGGGAAGAAGTTTTTGTGTTTGAGGTATTAGAAGTTACAGAAGGCAAAACAAAAGAAGAGCGTTTGTTTTTGGAAGAGCAATATATTCAAAAATATTATGATAGCGGAACAAATTGCTATAATCTTTGCGATAGGGTTATTAGCAGAGATGGTTGTAAGGATAAAGACCCAGAAAAAACAAAACAAAGAAGGAGAGAAGCTGGGTTGCGTAACATGGAAAATCC